CGCTCGGGACGCTTGCGGTCATGCACCAGGCGGACGCCGAGGACGACCCGTCGAACCCGCTCACCTGGGCGAAGGCGAACCCGGCGCTCGGCATCCGAATCCAGCCGGCCGAGTACGAGCGGCGCCTCTGCGAGCTGAACGACCCGAAGCAGCGCGAGGAGTTCTATACGCAATGCCTGTCGACCTTTACCAACGACCTGTCCGCCGCCATTCCGATCCAGTATTTCGACGAGTGCGTCGACGACTGGGACCTCGAATCGGTGCGCGGCTTGCCGGCAATGGTCGGCATTGACTTCTCGATCGGCGGCTACAGCGGCGCCCAATGCGACCTTACGAGCCTCAATCTGGCCGTCTGGGACGGCGTGAAATTGCGGTCGAGAAATTGGCATTGGTGGGCCGGGAGGAGCATGGCCGACGACGAGACGCGGACCCGGATGCCGCTCCGCAAGTGGGAGGCGGAGGGGTTCGTCCGCAAGTCCGGCGAGGTCATCAACCTCGACGACGTGCGCGACGTGATCGCCATGGTTGCCCGGACCGTCGACCTGAAATTCATCGTCTGCGACCCCGCCGCCGGCCAGGCGGGACGGGTCCAGCGGTGGGAGTCGGAGTACGGGTGGCCCGTGTCCAGGGCGCCCCGGAGCGCGGTCTACATGGGGTCCGCGTGGGCCATCTGGCAGGAGTTTGTCCGCGGCCGGCGCATCGCGTTCCACACGGACCCGGTACTGCGTGGAGCGATTGAATCGAGCAAGACCGAGACCGGACCGACCGGACTCGTCACCGTTCGCAAGAGTACGGAACGCTCGAACAACGACCCGCTCATCGCATGCATCGTCGCCATCAAGGCGATGAACGACCGCGAGATGCTCTCGCAATCCATGTACGGCGCGGACGCCAGCCGCATCGCGTTCTAGCGTTGCATTGCGTTGCGTTGCGTTGCACGCGAATCTCCGCGGGACTCCCGCGAAAGGGGCTAGACAACGCTGCCGCAATACTCGCAAATGCGGCCATGTCGCTCTGGTCCCGCCTCTTCAAGCGATCAATGCCCGCGATTTCGTGGGAATCGCCTGTGAATTGGTACGCCGGCTCGATCGACTCGATCCCCGCCGTCCAGCGGTGCATCCACACGATCGCGTCCGACATTGCGCGATGCCCGGTCACGGTCACCGACGGCGACGGGAACCACGTCGAGGGCGCCTCGGCGGTCGACCTCCTATCCGGCCAGGCGTGGGGCGACGTCCTCACCGGCACGGACCTCCGGCGGTGGATGGTCTCCGAGACCCTCACCACGGGCAATGCGTTTGCCGTGGTGGTCGTCGACACTTCCGGCGCCCCGATCGCGCTCCGGCCGATCGCCACCGCCGACGTCTCGATGAAGCAGCAGACGGACGGGACGATCGAGTGGAGCTACCAGGACCAGCCGTTCGACTACGGCTTCGTCCTGCATTTCAAGGCGCTCCCGACGCCAGGGAATCCCTACTGGGGGACCTCGCCGCTCGCCGCCGCCTCGACCACGCTCGAGGGTCTCGCCGCTCTCGAGGCCGCGTTCAAGGTGATCTCGCAGGGTGGCGGTCTGGGGAAGCTTGCGTTTAGCCATCCCGGCGCCCTCCAGCCGGCCGTCCGCGACGCCATGCGTACCGCGTTCATGGCGCAGCACGGCTCCGCCGCGACGGTCGGTACGCCGATTTTCGTCGGCGAGGGCATGAAGGTCGAGCAGCTGGCGCAGACGATGGTCTCCGACCTCGCCGCCGCCCGCGCCGCCGGCGCGAAGGAAGTCGCGTCAATCTTCGGCATCCCGTCCGCCATGCTCGACGCGAGCGACGCTCGCACCCAGCCGGAGATCGCGCAGATGTACTGCAACGCGCTCCTCGGGTGGAGCGCGAGCTGGATGGCTGAGGTCACCTCGAAGCTCGCCGCGCCTGGCACGAAGGTCGCGCTCGACTTCTCCCCGATCACCCAGGGCGATTTCCGCACCGCCGGCCGCGCCTACGCGCAGCTCCTCCAGGTGGGCGCCCTCGCACCGAACGACGTCCGCGCCCGGCTCGGCTTCGCGCCGTGGCCCGGCCTTGACGAGCCGAAGCCCGTGATCTCGGGCGTGACCGACCCCAACGCCGCCGCGGACGCCGCGGCGCAGGATCAACAGGTGGACCCCAATGCGTGAGATCCGAGCGCAGCTCACCGACAGCGGCGACGGCATGATCCGCGGCTATGCGGCCGTGTTCAACAGCTGGAGCAAGCCGATCTCCGAGCGCGGCCGCGTGTTCCGCGAGCAGATCAAGCCGGGCGCCCTGAAGCCGGACGGCAACGTCTCCCTCTGGTGGATGCACGATCAGACCGACCCGCTCGCGAACACCAAGAGCGGCACCTTGACCGTTACCGAGGACGAGCGCGGTCTCGCGTTTGTCGCCGACATTGGGAACACCCAGCGCGCCAACGAGATCCGCGATCTCGTCCGCCGCGGCGTGGTCTCCGAGATGTCGATCGGCTTCGTGGTGAACCAAGACACCTGGGACGGGACGACCTCCCGCACCATCACCTCTGCACGTCTGCACGAGGTTTCCCTTGTTGAGAACGCGGCTTACAACGGGACGCTTGCCGCCGTCCGAAAGGATTCGACCATGCCCCTGAAGGAAGATCGCGCTCGCGTTGCCGAGCTGAAGAACGAGTATCCGTCCGCCACCGACGAGCGCCAGCTTGCCATCCTCGAGGAGATCGGCGAAGCCGAGGAGCGCATCGCCTCCGAGAAGTCCGTCCTCGAGGCCCGCATCAAGGCCCCGGCCATCATCACCAGCTCGAACCGCGTCGCCTCCCCGGCGAAGGACGAGACCCGCGAGTGGTTCCGCGGCGGCTTCCGCAGCAACCGCGCGATGGGCATCAACATCTCCGGCGGCTCGGCGAACCTCTCGACCGCAGGAACGGAGCCGGTCCTCTCGTCGACCTTCATCAAGGCGCTCGACCAGGAGAGCGTGATGCGTTCGCTCGCGTCCGTCGAGACGCGCGGCGTCGATTACGACATCCCGGTCATCAGCCAGCGCCTCACCGCGGCTCTCGTTGCCGAAGGCGCCTCCTACGGCTCGCAGGACTTCACCGCGACCCGTGTGCAGTTCACGGCGTACAAGTCGGCCATCTACACCGACGTCACCGAGGAGGCCCTCCAGGACACCGTCTGGGACCTCGCCTCGAACGTCGTGAGCGAACACGCTCGCGCGCACAGCCGTCTGTGGGAAGGTTTCTTCCACACCGGAACCGGTTCCAGCCAGCCCCGCGGCATCTTCCACTCGGGCGCCGGCTACACGGGCGTCAACTACACCGCCGCCCAGGCCCCGACCGTCGAAAAGGTCATCGACCTGTACTACGCGCTGAACCCGGCCTACCTCCCGAACGCCGCATGGTTGATGAACCAGGCAGTCTGGGGAGCGATCGTCAAGTCCAGCACCAACGCCAAGTACGTGCTGAACGGCGAGAACGGCAACATCCTCCGCGACGGCGCCGTGGCGCTCTTCATGGGCAAGCCGGTCTACCTGTCGGAATACGCTCCGACCGCGTACACCGCCGGCACCCGCTCGGTCGCGTTCGGCGACTTCCAGCGCGGCTACAAGGTCATCGACCGCGCAACCGTGAGCTTTACGGTCGACGACATGAGCCAGCGCACCAGCGGCCTCATCCGGTACTCGAGCCGCATGCGTTGCGACGCGAAGCCGGTGGACACGTCCGCCATCAAGGTCCTGATCTCGGCCTAATCACGCCCCATCGCCAGCCGGGTGGGCGCCCCTTCGGGGGCGCCTACCCCGGACTGTGAGGACCAATGGCAACGATTCCGACCGTAGCCGAGGCTCGAGGGTGGCTAAAGCTCACCCACACGCAGGACGACGCGCAGCTCACGCTCGCGATCGCCGCCGCGTGGAACGAGTACCGGGCCGCTACCGGCCGGCTCGAGGCCGACCTCACCGATGCGGAGAAGGTCGCGCTCCTCGAGCGCGTGGCGAACCTCTACGGCTTCCGTGGTGACGACTCGGTCGGTCCTTCGACCTGGTACGTCGACACGATCCGCCGCATGAACAACCCCAACAGCGTGGGCTAACGATGGCAGGATGCGGCTACTGGCGCGAGCGATACACCTACCAGGTGCCGACGACTACGGTCGACGGTGCAGGGCAGGGTACGACCGTCTACGCCGACTCCGTCGTCGGCCTCGCCGGCGTGGTGACGCCGAACCAGCGCGAGGTCATGGACGACATGGGCGTCGCCGTCCGTACCGACGTCGTCATCGAGACCGCGTTCCATCCGTCGATCACGTCCGCCGGACGCCTGGTCGACGCCTCGACGTCCACGGTCTACAACATCATCGGCGTCATCGACCCGGACGGCGGCAAGCGTCGCCGGCTTCGCATCACCGCGACCAACATCGACGGCCAGATCATCGACCCGGAGCCGGCATGATCAAGGCCTCCCTCCACGCCCTCGAGGTCAAGGCCAAGCTCCTCGCCATGAGCGAGCAAGCCCGGAAGAAGGCGTTCCGCAAGGTTCTCCGCCAGGCGGCACGCCCGGTGGCTACCGAGCTGCAGCGCAGCTGGGCGAGGGCCAAGCGTCGCGGCGGACTCGTCACCGGCGAGATCGCCGACGCCCAGGAGTCCCGCATCAAGTTCCGCAAGCGCACCGGCCAAGCCACGCTCGAGATCGGCACCAACTACAAGCGCGGCGGCTACGCGAAGATCTGGCACATCCTCGAGAACGGCTTCAAGCACTACGGGAACAGCTCGACGTACACGACCATGGGCGACGAGGCGAACAGCCTGAAGCGCCGGCGGGAAGTGTTCCGCGAGGAGGTCGCCAAGGGCCTTGGCGGCTACAAGGGCAAGAGCAAGGACGAGCGCATCGCGCTCGCGAAGGCGTCGACCGCCGCATGGCAAGCCAAGATGCCCGGCGCCGACTCGGCCATCGGCCGCGCCAAGAGCGCCAAGAGCGCCAGGCGTGACGCCGCCCGCGCCAAGGGCGCTAACCGCACCATCCTCGGCCGCAAGATCTCGCGACCGATCGCGGCCAAGTGGGCGCCGAAGCTGGCGCAGATCGCCAAGGACCTTCTCGTCGCCGAGATCATGAAGCCAGTCAAGAAGAAGGGGGGCAAGAAGTGAGCGCCTCCAGCCTTCCGGAAGCCATCTTCGACCAGCTCGACGCGGCGACGACGAACCCTGTCTCCTGCGAGCTGCGCCGCCAGGGCGACCCCACGCCGGCCGTGATCTACGAGATCAGCTCCTGCCGGTGGGACTTGGATATCTCCGGCACCCCGACCGGAACCGGCACGGCAACCGTCC